TTCTGTATCGTTAGTCAATCCACCAATTGATGTTGTCCAACTGCCAGCATTAGCATTGGCAATAAACGAATGAACTTCAACGCCATTTAAAAATAACTTTATTACAGATCCCACTCTAATTGCTGCTGCTACATGACTCCAAGCAAAAGCCTGCGGTGTTGTGGTTGAATTATATACGGTGCCATTATAAAAAGATAATACTCCATTTGTTATATTTAAATATAATTGCCAATCACATGAAGATGTATTACTATTTCTTTTCGAAATAATAGTACTAACAGTACTATAATTACCAAATGGATATATCCACGCTTCTATAGCCCAATTTGTATTATTTAAATTTAAAACAACATTATCTGGAGTAGTAATTCTGCAATTTGTTTCTCTATCAAAATACATGCTTGCATTTCCAAACTTTTTAACATTGGATGAAAACCTAACAGTACCATTTGCTGTTAGTGGTAAAGCGTATGATGAGGTGTCAGAAAAATTTCTTAAATCACTGAATCCAGCAAGCCCATTGCCCCGCAAAAGCAATACCATAGAAGAATAATAATTTATAAATAAATTTTTTAATCTACCAGCAACCGCTACTATTCCTTTTAATAACATTTTATTCGTTAGTTACATCACCGTAAACAATCCAAAAATTTGGACTTTTACAAATAGCTTCCATTACAGAATATTGACCAATGGCTTTGAATGCGCTATCGCGCGATACGATCCTACACCCATTGCCAGAAGAAATATACAACTCGCCCGTTCCAAAATTCATCATAGAAATATAGTCCCCAGGCTCAAAACCAAGACCGGTTTGTAAAATGCCAGTTTGAGTAGGAATATTTCCGCTAAAAGAAATCATTTTTCCAATATCTGATTTTGTAAAATAATACGGATTACCAGTAACATCTTTAATTGTAACATTTGATGGCTCATGACGATTTCCTAAATCTACAAGAATTTTACCATTATTTTGTGACGTAATTACATATCCAATTCTGACGTATGACGATGTTGCTGGATTTGGTAAAGAATTTACAATATCTCCAGTTTCACCTAAAAACAAAATATCACCAGCGTTAAAAGAGTTTGTATTAATTCCATTTAATATTCCTCGTGTAGTTACTAAACCCTCATTATTATCTATTATATCATGAGTAGCTACACCAACAAGGTGCTCAATATGATATCTGTCTGTAGCTAAAGCTGGCCATGCTTTTGGCCTGCTGCCTTGTGCTCCAGATATATAAACAGGAGTACCATTAAAAATTGTTTGGCTAGTTTTGTTTACTATTCTTATATATTCTTCTTGGCCAATATTTAAAGTGACATCTGGTATATCTAAATATGCGTTAAATGTTTTAGTATCATCGCTATAATACAGTCTTCCTTCCTTATGAGGAATATTGGCATCTAAATTTGTAGCAAAATCAATTGTGTTAAAATTTCCGCTTGTATATTTTACGGTAATTATTTGCGAAGGATATCCGTCTTTGCTTATTTCTACTCCGCTAACACCATCGATATCAACTGCTCCATATGAGTTATTTAAACTTGTCATTCCAGAATTTCCAGCCTCAACAAGTCCAGTTAAAAATCCAGATAAATAATAAAAATCTCCAGTCATTTGACCAGAAAATGTATTTATTTGATTTTGGAATCCACTTATATTTCCAGTTATGTATCCAGAAAACGCTTCAAGCGTTCCAGTCATGTATCCAGAAAAATTATCTAAAGCATTCAATACATAGCCCGTAAAAGTACTATAGTCCCCAGTAACTCCGCCAGAAAAGCTAGATAGTATATTTATTACAGTACCGCTAAAACCAGAATATGCCTCATATACATCTCCAGAAAATGTAATATACTCACCGGTTATTTGACCAGAAAACGTATCAAATTGATTTTGTAAACCTTCAGCAAATGGTGTAAAATATCCACTTTCAAATGTGCCAGAGTAGTAATCAAATATAGTTTGTGTAACAACGTTTTTAAAATAGTTAGCTGATGATATTGATCTACCACCCAAAACAATATTTAAATTTTTTAAATTGTATAATCCGTTATAAATATCTATTCCAACGATCCTTCTAAAAGGGATATAAAATGGATCATCGAAAGTTCTCCACTCAGCAATGCTTCCAGTTGGCAAATAAAAATTAGATATTGTATATTTTATATTATCTTTTGGATCTCTGTAATAAAATCTACCAGTAAGTGGTACTGTTGGAATGAAAGGATCTATATTTAGCGTGCCAGAACCTGGTGTCATAGAATAAATTCCCCACCTAGTTGCAACAAATTGATTAGAGCTATAATATTCTAATATTCCTTCTCCTGTAATAGCGCCATATTCTAAAAAAAACGAAATAGCCGCATCTCCACTTGACATTATTACGCCTTGACTAATATTTCCTTCGTAAAGATCATGGTATCTGCCCATTAAAGATACAGATAAATCTTCCGCATTGTTCATTCCGGTATATATATCCCAGCCGATTATATGATCACCACTTACTCTAGTTTCTGAAATTAATCCTGAGTTATAGTATTGACCTCCGCTAATATAAAACGGAGCTATGATTGTTTTTTGATCAGGGCTGGTTAGAGATCTAACATAAACAGCACCGCTTAATGCAGAGCCTAAAGATCCAGGAACCCTTAAACTGCAATTCCATCCAGTAGCTAAATAATTACTAGCATTGTATTCTTCATAAAGAGCTATTCCAGTATAAGGAAATGAGGCAAAATAATTTGGAGGCTGAAGGCCTATTTCTGAAGGAAGAACTACAAATTGATTATTACCAGGAACAACTATAGGCTTTTCATCTAGTAAAAGCGTCTCTCTCCAATCATCTAACCTTATATTAATACCGCTTAAGTATAATTGAGCGATATTAAGTATAGCATCAGATTTTGAAACTCTTATATTACTGTTATTCATCTGATAGGGATAGATTAAATTGAGTATAATACAAATTGGCCATAAAAACTACATCATGTCCAGAATATCCACTAGCTACTAAATATAAATTTGTATCATTTGCTCCGCTTAGAAATACATTATAATTATCATTTCCACCAAATAAATCTGCTTGATCTTTTACCTCGATTTGAACGTTTGTAGCTCTCTGCGCGATAAAATATTTTCTACCATAGATACCATCAGATGCAATATCATAACTTGCATAAAAATCCATAATATTGTATCTAGCTGCTACGTAGTCAATATGGCCAACCATTACCGATCCAGTTTGCAAAAATATACCCTCATAATTTGTTCTGGGTACGCGCATTTTTTTCAAAGGAATAAAATTTTGCACATTAAATCCATTGATTTTAGCTTTCATGTGTATAGAATTATAAAAAGTATTAATGGATGACGTACCAACAGCAAACCCGTATGGGTGGTTGTATGTGCCAGGCTCAAATCTGCCATTTATAACCGTAGATCCAAGAAGGTTATTGAAATAAGATCCAGAAGTATTTATAACGGTCAAGTCTTTATTATTTTGTGCAATATTATTTGAGCTATTAATAAGCGACATTCTTCTATTGTTCTCAGATAAATTATTAGAACCATTAATAAGAACATTAGAATTTCCAGTCATAACGTTATTATTCCCAATGAAAGAAGAATCAAAAACATTACCTGTAGCAATATTGTCTACGCCCCATCCGCTACCAATATAATTTATTGTTATATTTTTTTGACTGTCATTGTTAAGAATTTGTATATCTTTACCAGCTGTTAATAAAACTGGCCCATTTTTAATTCCATTAAGGGAATTAACTCCAGAAAATGCAGCCGATCCCGCATCAAAATATAATGTTTGACCAGTAGTTGAAATTTCAACTCCGTTCCTTCCAACAAAATTAAGAAAGCCCGACATAGAATTAATTCTATAAACTGCATCACTTTCGATTTTAAGAATGTTATTTTGGATATATGTTTTTACTCCAGAAGTTCCAGTAATAGTATATCCACTTACAGCAATAGTGTTAAAATTTAACGGCCATACATCAACCGTTCCCTTTCCAATCAAATTTATGTTTCCAGATAAAGTATTTAAACTTTTAACTTTATTTTCATCACTAGTTGCTATATGTAATGTTGATCCTTGAAAAAATGTAGTTATTCCAGTGCTGCCAGTAATATTTATAGATCCAGTTTTAGAATTTATATTGTTTACTATACCACGATTTCCATCTTGCAATGTCAAAACCAAAGCTGAACCGCTTTCTATAGCAACAATGCCAGAGGTTGCATAAATATTATCATAATTAGGATACATAGGATCCGCATATGTCTTTACAAGACCAGAAATATCAGGATGAAGCTGCGAGGCGCGAATTAATGTTTTCATTATTTTTTAGAATGATAAAGTATTGCGGCTTCACTTTGCCCAATTTCATGATGAGCAGCTATATTAAAAATTTCTTTTGTTATTTTATTGTTTGTAACATCTGATATTGGATTTTCGATATATCTATCTATTGTGGATAACCAATTTGACTTTTCTTCAGAAGAAATAATGATATCTGCTATATCAGAGGCAATTAGCTTTTGCTGTGGGTTTAATCTTTTAACTTTATATTTTTTCTTTAAGTGCTCTGAAACAATATTTTCTAAATTTTCTTTCTCTTTCAATATCGACGCGATAAGTGTAGTACTAAATTTATATGAAGCTACAGATTTTTGACCGACAGGAGTTATTTTTTGGGTCGTTTGTTTTGCTGGAGTAGCCTCTGGCCTACCAGACTGTCCAGCTGGCTGCTTTGGATTTAGCAATGGCTCATAAAATCCCTGTTCTTTTTCTAAAATCATCTCCTTTTGAGACTCAACTAATTCATATGGTTCTGGTAATACGTTTGTATTTATAGCTGATATAGCGTCTTTTGGCGATATGGCGCCAAGCTCAAGAAGTCTTGTATAAACACGAGATAACACAGCAGAATCATTTCTGAAATTATGTGTCTTCCATTTTGGTACAGGAACCGATTTAAAGTTCATTGTTTTTGCGATATCACGAACCTGTGGCTCTAAAAATTTTGTCATAAATTCTTGACGGGCAAATTCTAAACGTTTAAAAAATGCATCCATTTTTGCACTTGCATTTGCATACTTGTCATCTCCAAAAATAATATTATTTAACCCTAGTCTTATATCCTTATCAACAATTTCATATTTTTTAGGATCAAGGATATCGCCAATTTGTGGAATAACAAATTGTGCTTTTGTTGTATAGTCAGCAATTAATACGCGGCCAACACTTCCATTTTCAAAAATTTTTCGAAGGACTTCTTGACTTTTTTGACTTGGTGGGCCAAGCTCTTCATCTCCTTGAGTAATAAGCAATACGGCTTGCTGTATAGTTCTAGAAATTGCCATATCGACCTTCTTGAGTTCTAGTTTCCAGTTTATATCTTCTAAAACAGGAAAGCCCATAGGAACCGCAAGCGGCTCATAATCTTGTTTTTTATAAAAAATACTTACAAGGCGATCAGAATCTAAAGAAATTTCTAAAGATTGATTTTTATTTTTTATATCTTTAAGTTCAGGTATTGTAGATGCTATTTTTTTATCTTCATCATTTGATGGTCGCATTAGTGCGCCTAGCTCAAATGAATTTAATCTTTTTCTATATATTGGAGACGTAAAGCTTGACGATGCCAATACTTGTATATCATATGGATTCAATATAATATATTTTAAAGGAACTTTTAATGCCGCTTCAGCTATATTCATTTGCTGAAGCTTTCTCAAACTTTCTCTTGGAAATTCTCCGAATAATTTATAAATAAATACATTCCCACTTCTAAAGTATTCACGGAAAAACATATCCGATAGTTGCCATAGATTTATTTTTTCTGCCCATGCATTAAAAAAATTTCTCGACTCCTTATTGCCCCCAGAAAAAACAATGTCAGATATAGCAAATTCGGTCATTAAATCAATTGTATTTCTAAAAATTGGCACATTCCAGTAAGCCTTTTGACACAATAAAATTGTGTCTTGTAATGAAATATTAGTTGCGTATCTGCTGCTATTTTTTTCGTATAAAAACGGAGCAACACCAGCTTCAAGATTAGCAAATCTTTGAATTCTGGTTATACTACCGGCAGAATTCGCCCGAGATCCCCTTTCGGGAGTGGTATCGCAAGACCCAATTAGCTTATCATAATCGTCTAAGCTAGCTGTTAATGGCTCCGAAATCTCCCTTTTGTTCTTTTTAGACCTTGTACCCTTTTTAGATATCATATGCAGTTATTTATTACAGTAATGTATTCTGAAATTCATTTTATTTAAAAATTAAATTAAATTAGAGTTGGTATAAATTGCTCTCGCTTTATCTGTACCTGAGTTTTAACTAATTCAAAGTAACACTTTATACCCCAATTACCTAATAATAGCGTGCTGTAGTTATCTTTTCTAGGTTTATTGTTGGCTGTTGAAGTTCTTGCTGATCTTGGCAAATCAAAGCTTTGGTGACCTCTAGAAGTGGACGTTACTTCAATATTGGCGCACTGCTCTTTTGTTGATAATATTATATCATCCTGAAGTTCTATAAATTCCCTAATTGATAATTTTCTATTATCCTCTTTTGAGTCCCCTTCTATAATGCCAGATCCGTGTGGAAATACTAATTTTAATGGTATTCTTAAATTAAACATATAAGACATATATTCTGGATGGTTACTCGCGCGCGAGGCAAACCATATTTTTTTATGATCAATGCATGATTGTAAATAAGAATTTGCGCGCATAATCCAGTCAGTTGTCGGTGTTTGTCTAATACACATGCAGCCCAAATCTGGACTATACTGCTTTTTAGAAGCAATAAGCATATCAACTTGATCCTGACCGTCTTTGGTAGAATCCCACTCAGTTATATATGTTAATTTTATATTAGACCCTTTAAAAAATTCATTTTCATTACATGCATCTATTATAGTATCTAAGTTCGATGAGTCTGCAACGATTAGCACTACTTTAAAATGGGTTAGTATATAATAGATATATTTAATATGATCTTGAAGATCAGCCCCAACTCTTTGGTAGCCATGAACTAAAACGCCCTCTTCTTTTTCTTCGTCAATTTCTATAACTGACATCGCAAAAAAGTCTGAGGATGCGCTTTTTGAATAGTTAGGGTCAATTGAAAGTATATATTTCTTTAATGGGTCACCCGTTACTTTAGAATGAGGATATTCGCCATCTGGTATTGTGCATTCATTCATTTTTCGCATCGAGAAATATCCATCGCCACCATCACGAAATTGTGCTCCATACTCTCGCTGAAACGAATCCTCTGAAATGCTAGCCCTTTGAGACTGAATAAATTCGCGGTTTAAAATTGTAGCTGGTATTGCTTCCCATCCCATTTGTGATATAAAATATGTTGGTCTTTCTTCTTCTTTTGCGCTCATTGTTAAAAGGTCTGGCCTTTCTACGAAATCTGTCCAATCAGAATACATTTTATACAAATGTTGAAACTGATAAGAGGCAGATGATAAACAAATCATCTGTGCTGCATTTTCAAATATCATTTTATTGTTTGGGTGTAATGTTCCATTTTTAATTAATTCATCTTCTAATTTTCTAACTTTGATTCTAAATGCCGCATCTCTTGGAGACGAAAGGAACGGCGCCAAAACATCGTTAATCATTTGCGGCGATAACAATAAAACCTCATCGAGAATAAGCACATCGCAACGCATACCGCGAGTATCTTCCGACAGCGGAATAGCACATATATAACCACCATTCACATCCCATTGAAATTTATCATTTCTTAAATATGGTTTTTTATCAAAGCAAGATCTGGCCAACTGTGCTTCTTCTGTGTTTAATAACCTAACAATTTCTTCAAATATTCTACGGCTAGTTCTAAAGTTTGCTGATGCAATTACTATTCTTGTGCCCGGCTCAAATATGCACTTTAATATACAATACCATCCAGCTAAGGTAGATTTACCACCACCACGACTAAAAATAAGCATACAGTTATTTTTTTCAAACATTGCATTTATATGCATAACCTGCATTGGTTCCATATTAATTCCAAGAATCAATTGCGAAGTGAAACCAATATTATGACGTAAAAATTTAGCTAAAGTGATTTTAGCTGTCCTGTCGTCAAGTTCACCATTAAGATTTAGCAGCTCTTTATTTATATCTGCTATATCTTTTACTGGTTGGTTGCCTGCCCAAATAGCCATACTATATTATTTCCTTTTCGATGCAATATTGCAAATCTATTTTTTTAACCTCATCGCCAAGCCCTAAAATTTTTAGAATTAAATCTGTCATGTGCTTTCTGCCATCACAAAATACAATTTGAAAACATTCATATTTTTTATACAAATCTCTTACTCTATGAAATATATATTCCGGACTAGTAGCAAACCAACGTTTTTTATTATATGCTAATGAACTATATGAAGCTTCCACCATTATAACAATATATCCGTTATTATTTTGCGCTCTTAACAATTCTTTTTCAAATCTTTCAAGATTGGCACCAAATGTGCCAAAAAAATCACTAAAACTTTTTCTTTCTATTACAATTCTAGATGCTGGAGAAAGTGCATAATCACCATAATCAAGAGCAACATTTACTCGTCTTAATTCTTTGCTAAATTTTAATGGTCTTTTTTCTCTGGTATCGACAACGATTTGTTTTGCAGGCTTACAATTTGTTGCTCTGGTATCTAAATCAGAATAATTATATTTTGATTCTTTATTGCTTTTTGCCGATATGCTATTGTAATCTGTTCCGCATAATTTTTCAATAAACCGTATCGATGGTAAACAACTAATTGTTTGAATAAAAAATTCGGGGGGTGCATGTTTTAGATTTTTAACTTCACAATATTTTTTAATTTTATTAGATAAGTAATCCAATGCTTTTTCTTTTCCAACAGATGAAAGCCATAATTTCATGGAAGTTTTATCAGCAAAGTCTGATAAGAAATATTGTTCTATTGATTTAAAATCTATCTTTTTTTTATTCGATAAGTCATGCCTTGGATAAAATTGTTCAAAATATTTTTTTTGCGAAATACGATGTTCTTTTATATGCTTTGACAAATCTATAACACCAGAAAATTTTTCACTACAAAACTCACATTTGATTTCCATATATTACCCCACTAACTCTTCTACTGTTGCTCCTCGCAAAAGAGCTTTAATTTCTGACATTGAGTTGATGCGCCCAGCCTCTTCTTTAACTTTCATTTTTTCAAGCTCCGCAAGATGTATTGTTTTTTTTCTAAATTCTTCATCTTTCCATGCCTGAACAAGATTTATAAGCTTTTCAAATCCGTCAGTTTTTTCTTCTAACCGCTTATTTCTTTTAGTAGTTAAATCATTATAAAGTTTCGTTTTAATATTTTCGCAAGAATTTAATTCTGTCTGAAGCACATTTATTGCCTCATTCATTTTCATTGAAATTTCTCCTGCTGCCATTGTTGCACGCAGTGACTCTATTCTTCTTTGAATTTCAGCGGCCCTTACAATTTGATTGCAAAGAGTTATAAATTGATCCAAGTCTTCTTGTGTTAAATCTGGCTTATCATGCGTATATCTAATAAAAGCATCTTCAAATAAATCTCTATCACCCTTTGTTTTGTAAGTATTAATTTGATATATAAATCTGAAAATATTAAGATATTTTTTAAGCTGCTGCATTTCAAATAGCTGTTGCTTTTTTAAATTTTCTTCTTGATATCCATAATTCAAGTAATGGTTTACTTTTTCAATGGTTTGTTTAAGTGTTTTCGGCGGCCTATATTCAGATCTTACAATATCTTCTGGGTCATAACTTATTGAAACAATCTCGATTTCATCTCTTGACTGAACCGTGTTATCTTTTTTAATTGTTTCTTTTATTTCTTCTATTTTAGAATTTACAGTCCTATATTCTTGACTTAAATTTGTCAATTCATCGTTATTAAAAAGCTCTTTAGCAATTTCTAATGCGCTTTTTACTCGAAAATTGTTATTAATATAAATGACTTGTTCTTCTGTTAAATCCAATAATCCTTTCAATACAACGGTTCTGGTTTTGAACTTTAAACCCTGCTCATTGCAAAATGCTTTAATTGCTCTTGCTTCTTTTGTTTTTCCATCAAGCTCGTTATTTTCAAAAACACTTTTTACAAGCTTTGAAAGCTCGGGCTCCAAATCAATAGAAAAAAAATCTAATACCCTTTTTTTGTGCTCTTCGGACAATTCGAATTGGACAGAGTCAGACATACTATCTTATCATTTCTTTGACAATTTTTTTGGCTTTTACTACAATTTGCGCTCGTATTTTTTTAACAAATTTATATCCAGTTTTAGTAGATCCATTCTTGTAACCAAGCATGGCAATAACTTCTGTTTCTGGAAATCCGTCAATAAATAAATAAGTATAAACCTTTTGCTGTATTGGTGTTAGAGATTTGAGCATTGTTTCATGAACTTTGGGAACAAAAAGTTCAAAATCAAATCCGCTAGAATCTGACGCTTTAGCGTCAAATTCGTTGCCTTCACCGAAAATTCTTTCGTCATTTACGCTTACTGGTAATTTAACGTCATATGCGTGTTTTTTGGTTTTTTCCCATTTTGCATAATCAGCACATTTATTATTTTGTGTATTATATAATTTGCAGTTATTTCCACCAGCATTGTGTGGACAACTCAGACATGGCCTTGCATAGTTTGAATAGTTATTTCTAACTAAATTAATAATCTGATTAGTAATTACCGTATTTAGCCAAGGAAGTAGTGGCATTTCCGGATTCCATTTTTCCCATTTTTTAAAAATATGTAATCTTAATTTTTGCTCTACATCATTAAAATCCATCCATGCTATGGACGTTAATTTCCACTGAGAGCGCCTCTTGGCTATCTCCTGATTTATTACATCAAGACAAGATTCGAAAGAAGGGCGATCCATATTTATTCTTCGTTATCTATAATATTGACATCTTCGTAATTTTGGTAATTTCGCCCAGACATTTTAGCTTCAGAAACGAAACTATCAGGAAGAGACCTTGCTATTTTCTTCCTGCCCCTACGCGATTTATTAGCTTTTTTATTAGCTGTCATTTTTGTTTTTACCGGCTCGTCAGAAACAAGCTCTCCAAGCTTTATGCCATTATCTTGACCATACTTTTCAATATTAACGTCAAGTCCTTTCATAGAACTATAGTCCTGAACTTCTTCTTGTTCAAAAATTTCAGACCGATTTTCAATATTTCTATTAATTGATTTATTGGGACTTATATTAACTTCAAACTGATTTGATTTAACATTAGTTGAAGCTGGAATAGATCCTAAAACAAAAC